GGGTCGGGAGATTCGATCCAGTTCACCATCACCATCGACCCCTCGTAAGGAGACCCCGTGGCCATCTCGTTCGTCGGCGGCGCGGAGGCTAACGGGACCAACGGCGCGAACATCACCATTAGCCTCACAGCGCTCTCCGGCGGGTCGAACAGCGCCCCCTCGCAGGATGACCTCGTCATCGTCGCGTACATGCTCGCGACGGCGGACAACACGAACTTTGATCTGGCGATGAGCACGGCCGGGTATACCGAAGTCGCCGACCTGTTCGCAGATGATACCTTCGAGGCGCAGCTCGGCGTCTTCTACAAGTTCATGGGTGCGTCGCCTGATACGTCCGCGGTCTGCACGGGGCTGGGCGGAACGGATACCGCCGTGGCGGGTATCGCCATGGTCTTCCGCGGCGTGAAGAAGGTCGCGGACGGCGGGCCGTTTGACGTCGCGTCCGGCACGGCAACCGGTCTGAATACGCAGCACCCGAACCCGCCTTCTGTCGACCACAGCGGCGCATCGGGTAACTGGGCCGTCATCGCGGTCGCCTCGGGGACCAACCAGGCGTCCACGCAGACGTATACGTTCCCGACCGGCTACACGACGAACGCGCGCGACACGGACAACACCGACACGGACGGGCGCGGCTTCGTCGGGATGGGCTACAAGGCTGGGTCGCTCTCCGATCCAGAGGACCCCGGCGCTTTGACGCTGGGCGGCACGGACAGCACGGGCTACGCCTGGGCCGCCGTGACGATGATCCTCGCACCGGCCGGAGGCGGCGGGTCGAAGCAGCTCGACGTGGCGATGACCGCCACGCCCTCCTTCGCGAAGCGCACGAGTACGACGAAGGCGATCACCGCGACGCTGACCGCGGCGCTCGTGCGGCAGACGCGGAAGCTCATCGCGTATCCCAAGTTCCTGCTCGCGAACATCGCAGAGGGCGGGTCGGATGGGACCACGGCGACGACCGGGAACACAGGCGGAGCCTCAGGCGACGCATTCGACATCGTCACCGGCACGCCGACGTTCGAGGCCGACGCCGCCGCCGTTGGAAGTATGGGCTACGCGCTCGGCGAGACAGGCTCCTCCGAGTGGCTCGGGTGGACGAACACGTCCATCCCTGCGGGCATCACGACGCTGTACGGCGGCGTGTACGTGAAGCAGAAGAACGCTTTTGCGAACACGTACATCGTCCTCGGAGAGCAGAACGGCGGGGCGACGTTCAGCGCGTTCGTTATCCTGGGCGCGGCTGGCGCACTCAGCGTGGAGGACAATACCGGCAATGTAGCGTTCTCCACGACGCTCTCGCTGGATACGCTGTACCGCTTTGAGTGGAAGGTCGTGAGCCACGCATCGGCGGGGACCGTAGAGGTTCGCCTGTACGCAGGTCATTCCACAACCCCGCTGGAGACCAAGAGCTTGACTGCGCGGAACACGAACGGCGGCGACATCCGCCGCGCCTACGTCCAAAGCGATGCGGGCGCGACGGCGCACCAGGCGTACATCGACAAGTTCGTGCTGTCGCTGACCGACTTCCCGGTCACATCGCTCTGGTCCGTGAGCGTCTCAGCGGTAAAGCTCGTCCTGAAGGAGCTGGCCCTGGGGCTCACGGCCGGGGTCGCCTTCGCGAAGACGACCGGCAAGACGGTGGCCGCCGGGCTCGTTGGATCGGCGGCGTTCACCAAGCTCACCAGCACGACTAAGGCCGTAGGAGCGACCCTAACGGCCGCTCTCGCGAAGCGGGGGACCCGCACCCTAGCGGTCGCCTCGTCCTTCGGAGCGGCCCTCTCGCGGCTCGCAACGCGCACACTCGCGGCCGGGATGACCGGCACCGCGGCCTTCGTCCGGCAGACCCGGACGACGAAGGCGGTTACGATGCCCGCCGCGGCGGCGTTCGCCAAGCGGGCGACGCGGACCCTTGCGGCCGCGGGGTCATGGGCCGCGACGGTGGCCTCCTCCTTCATTCCCGGTGGACAGGTCTTCCCGAAGGCGCTCGACGTCACGATGACGGCGACCGTTGCCCTCGTTCGACTTCCGCAGAAGGCGCTCGCCGTCGCGATGACGGCCGCGCCCGCGGTTGTCCGCCGGACAACCCGGACCCTTGCGACCGGGGCGGCCCTCACGGCTGCCCTCGTTCGCCGGACCGGGCACGCGCTCACGGCCGCAGCGACCCTCGCTCCCGCGGTTGTCCGCTCGACAACCCGGACGCTCGCCGCGTCTGGCTCCTGGATCGGCGGCGTGGCCAGCCAGTTCTTCGGCGGCGTCGTCTTCCAGAAGGCGCTGAGCGTGACGGCGACCTTCGGGGCCGCCGTGGCTCGGAGCTTCGCTGGGTTCGTCCCGGAGACGCTCGCGCAAGCCAGGACGTGGTTCCGAGGGAAGCTCGGCAAGAAGCCGTACCTGGAGACCCACGTTGACCCCGCGCACGGGAACGACCAAGACCCGGACGCCGCGAGCCGCTTCGCACGCTGGCTCGATAACCAGTTCTGAGAGGAAGGGCGAACGTGACGACGATTCTGACGGCGGCCGAGGTCCCGGACTGGACCCACCGCCTCATCGACTACCGGAAGGCGGAGGCCGACCGGCTCGATGAGGTCTACTGGTACCTCCGGGACCCGGACCTCAGCCAGACGCAGCGGACGCTCACTGGCCAGTCGCGCGGCCCGCTTCGGTGGCTCGCGGCCGGGGTCCCGCCGGACGTCAGGCGGCTCGCGGAGATGTCGCGGGTCAACATGCTCAAGTTCGTCGTGGACGCGACGGTCCAGGTGATGTACGTAGACGGGTTCCGTTCGCCGAAGCAGACGGACGAGGACCCCGCTTGGGACGTCTGGCAGCAGAACCGGATGGACGCCCGCCAGATTGGCGTCCACCGTTCGGCCCTCTCGTACGGCGCGAGCTACGTTGTCGTGCTTCCCGGCGATCCAGTCCCGGTCCTCCGGGGCGCGTCGCCGCGGAAGCTCACGGCGGTGTACGGCGACGACGACGATTGGCCCGAGGTCGCGCTGGAGCAGCGACGGTCGGCGAAGCGGAACACGCGGCTGTACCGCCTCTACGACGCCCAGAGCACCTTCTGGGTGGAGGTAGACGAGAAGGACAACGCGACGGTCATCCAGGAGGAGGAGCACGGCCTGGGGCACACGCCGGTCGTGCGCTTCCTCTCCGAAGTGGACGAGGACGGCGACATCATCGGGGACGTCCAGCCGCTCATCCCGCTCCAGGATCAGATCAACGTTACGACCTTCGGCCTCCTCGTCGCGCAGCACTACGCGGCCTTCCGGCAGCGCTACATCATGGGCTGGACGGCGAGCACCGAGGCCGAGGCGCTCAGCGCGAGCGCGCGGAAGCTCTGGACGTTCGAGGACCCGGACGTGAAGGTCGGCGAGTTCGGCCAGACGGACCTCGCCGGGTATATCAACTCGCGGGAGGCGTCGCTGCGCCACCTCGCGACCATCTCGCAGACGCCCGCGCACGAACTGCTCGGGCAGCTCGTGAACCTCTCGGCGGAGGCGCTCGCCGCGGCCGAGTCGTCGCACCAGCGGAAAGTGCTGGAGCGGCAGACGACGTTCGGCGAAGCCTGGGAGCAGGTCCTGGAGCTAGCGGCGTCGATCCAGGACGCCGAGGCCGACCCCGCCGCCTCCGTCCGATGGAAGGACACGGAAGCACGCTCGATGTCCCAGATGGCGGACGCGCTGGGCAAGCTGGCGCTGACGTTGGGTGTCCCGCCGCAGGAGCTTTGGGAGAAGATTCCTGGAGTGTCGCAGCAGGAAGTCGAGCGCTGGAAGGCGGCGGCATCGAACGAGGATGCCATCAGCCAGCTCACCTCGGTCCTTGACCGTCAGACGGCGGCGGCCCCCGAGGAGGAGGTTGAGGAATGACCTCCGCCGCGGGCCGCCTCCTGACGGCGCGGTACTACGCCGGGCAGGTCGCGCTCAAGGCGCAGATGGTCCGCGACGCGCACCGGCTCTGGGGCGCGTGGCGGGGAACCTCGAAGGCGGAGTGGGAGCGGATGGTGGGGCTAGCCGTCCCGGTCATCCGCGCCCGTCACCGCACGTCAGCTGGATCGTCGGCACGGTACTTCGAGACGCTTTCGGCAGTCGAGACCGGCCGCCGCCAGCTTGGCGAGCTACCGCCGCCACTCCCTGAGGACTTCATCGGGGCGACCCTCGCGCTGACGGCGCTCACCAGCGTTTATAACGCGCGGGCTCGCGGGCTCTCGCTCGCGGCGGCCAAGCAGGTCGGGTTCACTCGGCTCGCGGGGGCGGCCTCTCGGCTCGCCCTCTCGGGCGGACGCGACGCCATCTTGATGTCCGTCTCTCAGTCGGCTCGGGCGACCGGCTGGGAGCGAGTCACGAGTGGCAATGCCTGCGAGTTCTGTAGCTCCCTGGAGGGGGCCCACTCGCAAGAGGAGCCGTTCGAGGCGCACGACCACTGCTCGTGCGTAGCGCAGCCCACGTTCTAGGAGGACGGATGGACCGTCCGACCCGCCACGGGAAGGAGATGGACGTGACCGACACGGACACGGAGAAGGACCAGGACGCCGGAGAGGGCACCGGCGACCAGGAAGAGGAAGGCTCTGGATCGGAGCCGGACTACCAGGCGGACGCCACGAAGTGGAAGGCGCTCGCTCGCAAGCACGAGGCCAACGCGAAGAAGAACGCGGAGGCTGCCAAGCCGCTCGCCGAGATGGAAGACTCAAGCAAGTCCGACATCGAGCAGGCCACAGCCGCGACGACAGCCGCGGAGAAACGGGCCGAGGCCGCGGAGGCCAAGGCCGCACGTTACGAGGTCGCGCTGGAGAAGCAAGTCCCCGCCAACCTGATGAAGTTCCTCGCGGGCGAGACCCGTGAGGACATCGAGGCGAGTGCGGACGAGCTGCTGGCGGCGATCAACCCGGCCGACACGGGCGGAAGCAAGACCAGCGGCAAGCCCAAGGAGTCGCTCCGTCCTGGAGCCAACTCCGAGGACCACGAGCCGCTTGAGCTGGACCCGGCAAAGCTCGCCGCTCAGATTGACCGGTTGTAGCTCGGGTCCCGGACCTGAAAGGACTCACGTATGGCGATCACGGTCCTCAAGGCCCAGCAGATTGTGTCGGCTGGGCTGGGACTGCTGGAGAGGGAAGCGACGCTTCCCCAGCTGATCTGGCGGGATGCGTTCGGTGACTTCACCGGCGCGCTGAACGACACGATCACCGTCCGGCTTCCCGCGTACGCCACCGCACGGACCCGTGCGCTGCGCTCCGGCGCGGCCCGCGTCCGCGACTCGCTCGGCGAGACGAAGGTGGACGTCACGCTCGACACGGACATCTACAAGGACGTCAGGATCACGGACGAGGAGCTCACGCTGGACATCTCCACGTTCGGGGCCCAGGTCCTGAACCCCATCCTGAACGCGCACGTTCAGAAGATGGAAGACCTCGTGGCCGCGGAGATGACCGCCGCGACCTACGCCAAGACGCTCGTCCACGACATCTCGGACGCCAAGCCCTACTCGGACATCGCCGTTGCGGCCCGCAAGGTGCTGAACAACGCGCGAGTTCCGACCACGGGACGCGCTCTGGTCGTCGGGTCGGACATCGAGGCGGAGCTGCTCGTGGATGACAAGTTCATCCGCGGCGACTACCTGGGTGGAACCGGCGTGGCGCTGCGGGAGGGTCAGATCGGCCGTGTGGCCGGTTTCGACGTCTTCCCGTCGAGTGCCATCGACCCGGCGGAGGCGTACGCCTTCCACCGGACCGCGTTCGCCATGTCGCAGCGGGCTCCCGAGGTCCCGGCTGGCGCGCCGTTCGGTGCCACGCAGTCGTACAAGGGATACGCCCTCCGCGTCGTGCGGGTCTTGGACTCGGCGACCATCGAGGACATCCTGGCGACCGACAGCTG